TATGCAACAGTTTGAAGGTGGTGATACACCTGCATGGGCTGCTGGTGCAATGCGTAATGCTATGGGTGCTATGGCTGCTCGTGGTTTAGGTGCTAGTAGTCTTGCTGGACAAGCTGCTGTACAAGCAGCAATGGAGTCAGCACTACCTATTGCTCAAGCTGACGCACAAACACAAGCTAAATTTGAATCACAAAACTTGTCAAACAGACAGCAACGTGCTATGCTTGCGGCACAGCAACGTGCACAATTTATTGGACAAGAGTTTGATCAAGCATTTCAGTCTCGTGTAATGAACGCATCTAAAATATCTGATGTTGCCAATATGAACTTTACTGCTGAACAACAAGTTGCATTAGAAAACTCTCGTGCAGCTAACAGCATGAACTTAGCTAATTTATCTAATCGTCAAGCTAGTGTTATGGCAGAAGCTGCGGCTATTGCCAACATGGACATGGCTAACCTTAATAACCGTCAACAAGCTGCAGTAATGAACGCACAAAGCTTCTTACAGATGGATATGGCTAACTTATCTAATAAACAACAGACAGAATTATTCCAAGCACAACAACGTGTACAGTCTTTGTTTAATGATCAAGCAGCAATAAACGCTGCTGCACAGTTTAATGCAAGTTCACAGAATCAAACAGATCAGTTCTTTGCTAATCTTGCAAGTCAAACATCACAGTTTAATGCATCACAAGCTAATGCTCAGTCACAGTTTAATGCAGGACAGACTAATGTTATTGAAAGATTTAATACAGAAATTAATAACCAACGTGAGCAGTTTAATGCATCTAACCGTTTAGTAATTGATCAAGCTAATGCTACATGGCGTAGAGAAATTGCAACAATGGATACTGCTGCAGTTAATCGTGCCAATGAAATAAATGCAGAAGCATTATTAGGTGTATCACGTGATGCATATAATAACCTGTGGCAATACTATTCAGATAATATGGAATGGGCTTGGACATCTGCAGAAAATGAAAAAACCAGATACGTAAACATGGCAATGGCTGAGTTAAATGCTACTACGGAACTAAATCTTGCAGAATTTAAAGCAGATTATCAAAGTAGTATTGGTTTTGGTAATATGATTGGTAAAATTCTTACAACAGATCTTACTGGTTCATTGGGTGGAACTATTTTAGGTGATGTATTTGACTTTTTGGGAGGATAAATAATGTATAATCCAGCACGTCAGGCATATAATAATTTAAAAATGCCTAAAGCAAAACGTAAACAAGAGACACCCAAGAGTATGGGTTTACTTTCTCGTGGGCCTAAGTCAGCTATGAAAACAAATAAAACTGAACTTGAACCCAGTGAAAGAATAGCTAACTACGTAATGGAAATACGTCAAGGAAGACAGGAAATAAACAATGGCTGATATGCAAGAACCTATGTTAGATGCTCCTATTGCGGGTCAATCACTAACTGCAGAATTAGGCGGTAGACCTTGGCAACAACCACCACAATACGCTACAGTAGAACAAGCAATACAGTATCATGTACCACGTCTTATTAATCCTGAAGTACTTGATGATATAATGAATGTAATTGAAACGGGTATTCCTCTTACTCTTATTGCACAATCACTTCAAAGTGGTGCAGTAATGCAGGGTAAACATAGTGTAGATGTTGGTATTCTTATTACTCCTGTGCTTATGGAAACACTAGCATATCTTGCAGAGGAGCAAGGAGTAGAGTATAATATGGGTACAGAACTACAGACAGATGATACACCTTCTGAATCTGCTATTGCTCTTGCGCTTAAAAAGTTACGCAAAGAACGTGAAAAGCTTGGTGAAACTCCTGTAGTGGAAGAACCATCTGTAGAACCCATGCCAGAAGAAACAATGGAAATGGAAGAGCCACCGCAAGAAGGTGGATTAATGTCTAGGAGAATGTAATGGCTTTTAATTTTGGTGGTTTTCTTGCGGGTATGTCTGAGAGTATTGTCTCTAGCATTGAGGAAGAAGAAGCGCAACAGCGTAGATTTGATCTTATGGCTGAAACAGATGCCATGAAGCAACGTAATGCACGTAAAGCTGAACGTGATAAGAAACAAGCTGTACTTGAAGAGTCAACTAAGTATCTTGAATCATTAGGATATGATGAAGATAGTATTGCACATATTGCCAAACAGGGTAGTTTGGCTATTGATGATGCTATTACTTATGGTAGACTTGCACGTGAAAAAGGTATGGACATTAATACAATTTACAAGTTGGAAGGTGTACGTGACCCTAGTGACACTAAAGAAATAGTAGTTGGACCACAACAGGCTACAGTAACAACTGGTGTTGGTGCTGTGTCAGACTTTACTGGATTTGATAGAGATAAATTACAAGATCTTTTAGCCCCAGATTTAAAAGACAAGTTTCAAAGTAGTTTAGATGCGGCATATGCAGTAGAAAGTCAAAAGGCTTTATTTGCAAAAACACCTGAGGAACGTGATGCTGCAGAGCAAAGAGCAAATAGACTATTACAAAGAATGAAAAGCACAGAAGGTGCTGAAGAAGGCAGACTATTCTCTGAAGGTACAATTGGTACAGAGGTAGCACGTGCACGTAAGGAAGCTAGAACTGCACTAGACTTTGCTACAGGCAAAGAAGGTGAGATTATTGGTGGTATTACAGGTAGAGTTGCAGAGTTTAATGTTGCTGAATTAGCTGCAGCCAAGAGTTTGTACGCATTTAATTATAACGCAGATACAAAACAACCTATGGACGCACTTATGAGTAATAATATTACTGCTATGCAACGTGGTGCTCAAAGTAAACTACGTCAGTATGGTTCACGTATGGCAAATGGTAACTTTAATAGTCCTCTTGAAGCTAAAAAACTAAAAGGTGTTCAAACTGAGTCTATAAAACAGGCTGATGGAAGTATGAAAACACAGGTAACAAGCTACAAACCACTTAGTTTAGAGGCGGCAATGCAAGGTGCAAAGCAAGGTCGGTTTAAAGTAGGTGATGTTGTTCTTGTAAATGAAAAACAACAAGATGGAAGCTTTGTAACTAAAGTACAAGTCTACACAGGGCTGGAAAAGTATAGTGCAAACCACGATTTATTCTTTAATGCTGCTACACTGAACCTACAGTAATAGGTACACCTATGGACAATAACTTTTTAATGCCTGAGATAGGCGAAGAAGAAGACTACATGACTGTTCCACAGACTTCTGTAGAGCAAGAGTCTTCCGTAACTATTCCTCAACTACCTGACATGATGATGCCAGAGATAGAAGAAGATGAAGAGGTACAAACATTTTCCCCTGCACAAATACAAGAAGAACAAGAGACACTAGCTGTGCCTACACCACAGACTGTGACTGCAGAGTTACAGGAAACTGTAGATGCAGCACAACCAGCAATGGATGATCTTGATGCACGTATAGATCAGAAGTTTGGTGAAGCATTATCTATGCGTGAATCTCAGCTTGACTTAGATTACATGCAAGCTCAGTTAGAAGTAGAGCAGAAAGAAATAGATCAGCAAACTAAAACGCTTGAAGGTATAGCTAAAGCTCGTGGTATATCTGTAGAAGAAGTAAAACAAGAGATAATGGAAAAACGTCCAGAGTCTCTTGTAGATTTAGATGCTCAACAAAGAGTTATGATGACGATTTCTTCACAGCTAGATAAACCTGAACAACAAATGGAGACATTAAAAGCTAAATTAAAAAGTGAAAATTTTATAACTAGTGGTCTTACAGAAAAACTATTAAATAGTGACTTATCTATGGGCGCAATAAACTCTATTGTATTTGCAGATGAAGTACTTAATCCGGCTACTGCATTAGTAAACGTACCTATATATTATAGAGATGCACAAGAAGCTATAAAAGACGGTGACTATGCGGGTGCTGCAGGTGCTATTGCTCTTGGTACATTAGACAGTCTTGCCGCACTACCTGTGGCTAAGCTTGCTACTACTGGCGTAAATAAAGCATGGAAGACTGTAAGCGGTGGTGGTGAGTATAGTCGTGTACAAACTGCAATGGCTAATGAGTCTAAAATTGCTGATGACATAGCTAAAGCAAATAAAATAAAAGCAAATGAAAATAAAGAATTACGTACACAATTAATACGTGAGTTTGAAGAACGTAATAATGTAACAATTTCTGTAGAAGATACTACTGGTAATTTAAAAGTTGATCCACAAAAGGTTAGAGCAACAGGTAAACAAAAAGTTACAGACTATTATTACAATGATAAGTATGTAGGTGAAGATGGTAAGTCATTAGGTCTGGACGATCTTGCTATTAATGAAGATGATCTAGCCATACCTATTTTAAATCCTACAAAGATGGATGCTTTTGTTGGTGTTGTAAAAGATTTAGTTGACCGTAATCCTACTGCATTAAAAACAGATAAAGGTGAACGATTAGTAGATAGAATATTTGATCTTACATTAGATAAAGAATTATTAGCTAGTGAAGATTTATTAAATGTACTAAATAAACACGGCATGTCTTACGAAGAGTATGTACTTGGTATAGTTGGGTCTGGATCTTCAGCAGGTAAACTACTTAATAAAATAGGTCAGCTTAAACGCATCAAACCTACATCTGTAAAAGATCAACAAGCTGAGAAAGCTAGACTTGCTACACAGAAAGCACTAGGTAAGTTCTGGACAAACACAGTTTTACGTGGTGAGAATGTTCGTCGTGGTCTTATGGTATCGTCACTTGCTACTGCTGCACGTAACCTACAGTCAGGCTTAATACGATCTCCTATGGAGTCATTGGGTGACGTAATGGATACTGCCCTTATAAGCTACGCACAGGCCGCACAGGAAGGCAGTAAGTTTAAGGGCATAGCTACTGCAGTAAACAACATTAACCCACTGGTGCGTGACGGTACGTGGTCTGGTAGCTTCCGTAACATGCGTTACATACTCAGTGATCAAAATACTGCAGAACAATTTACAGATTACATATTAGATAGACCAGAGTTAGCTGATCAATTTGAAAGAATGTTTAATAACATTGGTGAAATACAGATGCTCACAGGCCGTGGTCAGGCTACTACAAAAGTTGGTAAAGGATTAGACAAAGCAATGTCTGGTGTAGAGGATGTTGTTACATTCTTAAACAAACCTAACTTGTGGCAAGATCATATGATTAGACGTGCTACATTTTTCTCTGAACTAGAGAGGTTAACTAAAGCAAATTATGGTATTGATCTACAGAAAACATTAAATGAAGGTAGAATAAAAGATCTGTTAAATGACGCACCCGACTTACGTAAAGAAGGTGCACCTTCATTTGTATCAATAATTGATGATGCAGTTAAGAAGTCTTTAGATGTAACTTACGCTAGTCCACCTGACTTTGTACCATTTAAAACTATGTCAGATATGATCACACGATCTGGTTTAACTGTCATTGTGCCCTTCCCACGTTTTATGTTTAAAAGTATTGAGCTAATGGCTCAGTATAGTGGTGGTGCAGGTATGCTTGCAATACGTAAGGCTATATCTAAAGAGTCACGTGCGGCTGGTATGGTTGCAAGAGACAGACAAGATATATCACGTAACCTTGTGGGTCTTGCTACTATGGCTGCTTTTTATGAGTACAGAAAATCTAACTATGCTACTGCTGATTACACTCAAATGACGTATGAAGATAAACAGGTAGACATTACCGCACAATATCCACTGCGTCAGATGGCGTGGATAGGTGAAGCAGCTAAACGTATTGAGGAAGGTACATTAGCTACATGGAATGGCTTTCGTAAGAATGATGTAATGGAAACATTCTTGGGATCTTCTGCACGTACTGGTGTAGGTAATGTATTTATTGATGAGTTTGCTGCAGCAATATCTGACACAGATAGTATTGTAGATGAAGAAAAGCGTAGACGTACACTTGGACGTATTACAGGACAGTTTGTAAACACTTATCTGACACCTATCTTCCAGCTATCTGAAGCACAAAGAGCTATAGGAATACGTACCAATGAGTATAAAGATACTGGCGTAGATCCTACACTAGAGGGTGGCTTTCAAGCAGAGTTTTACCGTGGTCCAATATCACGTGGCCTTGCTGCACCTTCGTATGAAGAAGACTTACCTGCACGTCAGACTATAGACAAAGGTACAATGGAAAGACCCAATGCTGCCCTTAAACTATTCGGTGGTTTGTCGGTACGTGAGAAAGATAATGACATAACAGATTACCTAGTTGAAATAGGCTTTGGCGATCCTACATTTGAGCTAGGCAGTAAGGCTAGAGTACCATCAGAAAGACGTAATGAGAATGAATTAATTAGTATTTCATTGCCATTGGTGGTTGAGATAGCTAAGACTATGGCACAGTCAGAAGCTACCAGTAAAAAAGAGGAGTATACAATAGCTCGTAAGTACGTTAATGATGGGTTGCGTGATCTTAGATCTGAATATCAAATGGAAGGTATGTCTTCTGCTCTTGTACAAATTGTTGATCAGTTAAATAGAGTACCTAAAATAGACAGGAGCTATGCATTACTGCAATTCAAAAAGATTACAGGTAGAGATCCTGACGTAAATAGTATAGCAGATCTTACGACACTCATAGATTTAGCAGAAGATGTTTACAAATAAAAGTTAAGGGGCCGCAAAGCCCCTTTTTTTTTATGTTATCTAGTATCTCCGCTGCCACCTATTGTACCAGCATTTTTTCTAGCACTTAGCTTTGCTTCATTCTGTCCAGCTATCATACCCAACGTAAGGTTAAGGTCAGTAGCAAGTGCAGCACAGTACCACAGTACGTCACCTATCTCACTGGCTATGTCCTCTCGCCATGTCTCAGGACGTTTATCTGGGCCATCACGTATGAGCTTCTTTACTTTGTTGGCTACCTCACCTGCCTCACCAGCAAGACCCAACGCAGGATAAAGGATCTTGTGTTGCTCTGGATAAATAGCGGTACGAGAGGCGCTGCGCTGATATGCATTAAAATCAGACATGCTGTACTTCTCCTTTAGAAACTGTTCCGCTTCCTCTTTTAGCTTCATACGATATTACCCTTTTTAAATTATCATAGTACGCTTTGTTAAAACCTCTATGCCACTCACGATACTGCATTGTATCCTCATGGAAAGGGTTGATTAGTTTACCCCGCTTAAAGTTTTCGTAACCCATTTGATATTGTACTTTAAGTGGTGCATCGTATTTACCCAGACCACGATCTTTTCTGCTTGTTCTTTTTATCATAAGAAACTCCTTATGCTACATTGATTAAGGTTGCTTCGGTATAGGGCACATGGTAAAATTGTTCACCTGCATAAATGTTACGTCCACGTGCTTCACGTAGCTTGTCATCTGTTAGTAATGAACTGTCTATACACCAGCATTTATCCATATTATTGCTGAATATATAGAATTGTAGGTTGTCATGTTTAGATAGTAACTTTTTCTTACGCTCAAGTATACGTATCTCTGCCCAATTAGTAGGCCAGTCACCTACCCACGCAGTCTTTACTTCAGCTTCACTATAATATGTTACTCCATCTTTTTGTGTTACAACGTCTGCATCATATGACTCTGTACTATCCACAAGTTCGTGACCCTCACCAATAAGGTGAGTGATCAGTGTTTGCTTTGCTGCTTCGTCATACTTAGCGTAAAGGTTACGTGAGAAAGGTTTTCTGTAAGCCATATCTTACTCCGATTCTGCTGGTGTTTCTGTTTCTAGTGTAGCCTTTAGCTTACCTACCAGTAGCTCACTTGATACTTTTAAGCTATGTGATTGGTACTCTATCTGAGACTGGATCGTATTGTTGTAAGTAATCTCCTGCAACAATTTAGTTTGCTCTTCTGTAAAGTCATCTGTTTCGTACTCTACATCATCTAATGTTAGTTTAGCCATATCATTTCTCCTTTATATAGACTTAGGTATTTCAAAGCAATAGGTATTTGCTGTAGCATCTGGCGATGGTTTAGTGCTCACTAATCTTTCTTCCATTGTAACTGCTACCTTTATACATGTATTGTAATCTGGAAACAATGAATGAAAAGCCTGTACTTTCATATCACCTTGGAAGGTCATAATGAGCACTAGCACATACATCAGAACAGACCTGAGACTGTATCCATTACCATTGGGATAACAAAGTCTGCCACTACTACTGCACCTGCTATAAACGTAATTACTTCAAACATATTATATCTCCTTTATGTTATATCTACTATTTCACATACATCACCAGAGCAAGCCATAGTTTGCATTGCAACAGTGTTATCGTCTTTCTCGTACTCAGACAGCCCAGCCCAATCAATTCGTTCAGGCATACTCTGTAGTACCATTTTATATGTGTCCTTGTCTACCTCTTGATAAGGCGCTTGCTGATAAGTATGTTCAGAGTGTGGTAAAAATGATACACCTGACATCTCATCAAAGTACTTGTACACAAATGCCCCTACTTCCATCCACTCTTCCTCACGTACAGAGATTGTGACACTAGGTTTGTGTTCACAGAAGTGTCGTTGATACATAAGCCACATTTCTAGTTGCTCAATGGCTGACATATCATTACGTGTGACTGACTTTGTTGGTGACTTAACAGGAAAACTAAACACTGTAGTCGTATCACCCTTCATAACACATGGCTCATTGGGTATGCCTTGATCCATCATAAACTTTGTTAACGGATCTTTATTATCACCACGGACAGTACGGATATAATGGGCACTGTGACGAGCATGTATGCCACTGGCACTATCCACCAGTTGTGAGACTGTGCCTGACGGTTTGACACATGTAATTGCAGCAGCAACAGGTATACCAAGACGGTCAGCCCATTCAGCATTAGTAGATACAGCGATCCCACGAAGATGCTCAAGTGTTTTCTCCAATCCTTTATTACGTAACGTCATTAACGGGTTGTCCATTATCCCTGTGAGTGACACACCAAGCAGTCGTTCTTCTTCTGTATTGGTAGACCACACCTTTCGCAGGTATGGGAACTTGGTGTACGTTGACTGGATAGTTCCCAGAATTGTTGCCAAACGGATCTTTCGTTCAAGATCTTCCAGAGTATCTGTAGCACGTACAACAACTTCCGTAAGATTACAGAACTGATATGGACGAAGGATGATCTCGCTGCAAGGATTAGTTCCAAACTCATAATCTGGATCTCTACGACCAAACTTTTTAGCTTGATTTTTAGCTGCTTGCCTATTGTATACACCACGTTCTCCTGATTTGCTTTCAACTAATGACTGCCATTCACGCATAAATGTTTCCATGTCTGGTTTCTCTGTATAACTAACACTATTATTAGCTAGTGCACGATGTGCTGCAGTCTCCCACCATTGACCGGACTTAGCATAACGCATACGATCATCCGATAGATTAGATAAACTAATCATGGCTGACCTACGTACACCACCTACAACTACTATTTGACCAATGAAGCACATAAGATCGTGACACTCTAGGCTAGACAGCTTACGTCCTTGTGCAGCCTTAAATGTAGTAACAGCAAAGTTAAACAGTTCAACTAAAGGTGCAGGGCCACTGGCTCTACCACCAAAGATCTTTAGTCGTGCACCAGCAGGACGTACTTTAGAGACATCCCACTTAGGGATCTCACCAGCCCATAGGAGAGCAAGAACTTGTCTGAAAGCTTTAGCCCAACCTTCCTTACTATCCTTAACGACAACAGTAGTCTCACTGTCGAACAACTCAGGAACTTCGGGGAGCTTAGATATGAACTGACGCTCAACGCTGAAGCCGACACCAGTACCACACAAGAGGATGAACATAGCCTCGTCGAAGGACTTAGGGTCATCTACGGGTAGGTAGCTGCAGTTATACCCTGCAGTGTTGTCACGTTCTAATGCCTTACCAGCGGTCATCATAGCTCGCATAGAGGGCATAACTTCTAGCCCAAGTATGGCCTGTTCAATATCGTTAGCGACATCAAAGTTAGCCTCACTAGAACCACTGTCAACTACAGGTTCAACTACGTTATTCATATAGCGTTCTACTGTTTCATCCCATGCCTCTCGTCTACCTTCTTCATCAAGCCATCGTGCGTAACGTGACTTATGAATGAAGGATTGATAGTCTGTTGGTAAATAATTGTCCATATACATCACTCCGTAATTAGTTTCATTGCTTTAATCTTCATACCATCTACATCGTAGATAAATTCCTGTAGTGCATCCTTTACTTCTTCATCAACAAAGCCATCCACAGGAATAGGATATTCGTCTTCGTCTAGTTCTAGTGTAAGGAAGACTTTAACTATCACCGTTCTCTTCCTCAATTAGTTGATTCAGATACCACTGCGCTTTCTGTAAGTCTTCTATACCATTCTTATATCTGTATCGCCATAGATATTTCATAATGTTACCCTGTAGGTAATACTGAAATCCTTCTTCACCAGTTGCTGCACGAATAGCATCAATACATTCTACTCCTGCAAAGTTATAGTGCTCTGGTGAGTTTACCATATCTTTATCTGACATACATATCTCCTCTAATTAAACTTTACTTTAACCACATTGTCTTCTACACTCTCCACTGTAGCTTTTGGTGCGGCCTCTTCTTCTTCTAACACATCATTGGCATACTTGGCAAGTGTGTCTCGTATATCATTGTCATCTTCCATAGCTGGGATAGATGCACAAACCATGTGACACAAGCGCATTAGGTTTACGTAGTCGTCATCTGTAGTAGTGTTCTCTCCTGTAGTCACAGTACCTACCATCAACTCACCTGTCCAATTACCTTTCTGGTCTAGGAATGGTGAGATACGCACAATGAAATCGTTTGGATCAAAGTCTATAAATACTTTTTCTTCTGCCATATTATTTCCTCTTCACTTTTTTGTATGGGAAATGTATTAGATCAGGATGCATGTCCTTACCCTTTTCATTTAACCAATCTTCTGGGATGATCCTATCGTAGAATAAGATCTTATTTTTTTCACACCACTGACCGTAGGTTGTCTTAGCACCCTTACTCAGCTTACGTCTACTACTCTCAAATACAAACCTAATGTCTAGCTTTGGATGCTGTTTCTTAATAGCGGCATGTTTACGTCTATCGTCTGCTGTAAACCTACCCTTTGTTTCTATTATGATCCCATTAGGTAACACAAAGTCTGGGGTATAGGTGCGGTACATAAGATCTTCCCACTCAATCTTAATGGCTTCGTACTTGACACGAATATTACGCTCTACCAAGTAGTCTTTTACTTTGATCTCTAGCCCACTCCTATACCCATATTTTAGAGCAGCGGCAAACTGCTTGCCATTCATTAGATACGCCACAACCCATTCCAAGGACTAGGCAAACTACTTACAGTAGCTACACCTAATGAGCGTAATTCTTCTCGTACTGCTGCTTCTGCTGCTTTACGTGCTTCCATAGCAGAACGTAATCCTGCGTACTTAGCCTCATGTAAAGCTTTCTTACGCTCAAGAAGATCCTTTTCCATAGCATTGATCTGCTCTTGCATTTCTTTTATTTCGTCATCACCTAGCATTTAATACTCCTTTACTTCTACGTATGCCACAATGGGCTTTACCTTAGCTTGAGACACCTTTGATGGTAACTCTTGTAGCGTAGGGTAACACTCAAATCTGTAGTCACAGAACTTACAATTACTGTTCAGTACTTTATTGCCTGATGCCTTACCCCTAAATGTCTCAGGTACAGGATCAAAACAACGCCTAAACTCATTAGCGTTTACTGTGGCTACAGTATCTTCTAATGTAGTAATTTCTGCGTCAATGTCAATACCTTCTGCTGGAACATATTTAATTCCACCGTTGGCTTTGTTGACTACCCACCAGCCACCTGCTTTTTTACCTGCAGCCTTAGCGTAGCCAGCTAGTTGACCTACGTAACCGAATGGGTCACTGTCTTTTAGTGTTTGGAATGATTCAAACTTGTTTCTGTATGACCAGTCCGATGCAGACTTAACGTCATCGACTGCCCCATCCAGCACAAGATCGTATGATCCCTTTACTGTAGTGTCACCTAACTGTAGTTCAACAAAGTTGTCATCGTCTTCGTACTTAACTCCTGCTTCTGTTATGATACCCTTGAACGCTGCTTCTACGATGTCACCCATCAGCATGTTCATTACGAATGTTGTTGGTTTAGGCAACGCTCTCTCTGGTTTATTCTTTTCAAACCAAAGCTGACAAGTCGGTCTGCCCACATTAGACATACGCAACCGAAACTCGTCACGCTTATTGCCCCTACCAAACTGGCGTCTAACAGCATCCATTACATCTTCACCAATCTGTTTGATTGTTTCTTCTGACATTGTTGATTTACCAGATGTAGCATCTTCAAGATACTGATTGATCGCCAGTTCAGCAGGATGGTTCATTAGACAAAATCCTCTGCGTCAATGTCTACGAACTCTTCCACAGTTTCTGTGTCAACCTCTTCATTCTTATGCATGTTCTCATCCCATGAGTTGAGGATATACGTATTGTAATTCTCAATCCATGCCATGAAGTTAGCAAAGTTCTCCTGTGCTTCATTGTCCATGTCCAACGTATTGTTCAGGTCCAGTGAAGTGTTAGGCACATAGAAGCTGCTACCATTAGGTAACGGTACTTCTGTTGTGGTCATTGACACATAGTGCTGTGGTGGCAAGCGGCGCATCTTTGTCAGATCAGCAAATACTTTACCGACTGTCTTAAATGCGTCACGGTTGTCAATCTCCCAGATGAATGGGGTAGACTCTACGTCAACAGAGTTACCTTGATCGTCTGTAGGATTGACCATCTCAACGACACCAAACAATGCACGAACACGCTTGATTGATCTGATCAAGTCTTTCATGTTATCTGGTAATGCAGCCCAATCTTGGATAAAACCAGCAGGTTTACCACAATTGAATCCACCATCGTTGTCTTTCATGTCAGCGTTAAGGTCATTAGCCATAACTGTCTTGACATAACGGTTTGGTCTTGAGTCATTACCCATAACAAACTTCTTGTGCATAAAGCGTTGCAGGTAAGGACGAATAGACACACTCTCAGCGTAGTATGTAGGCCCATCTGGGATCTCTAGCTTGTAGGTGCCACCACTTACAACCTCTACGTTCTTCATCTTACCATTGATTTCTTGCTGACCCATGATGGGTGAGTGATGAATACGTAAACGTGCAAGTGTACTTGCTTTAGCAGATTGCTTTGGTGCATCTGCGTTCATGCCCATTGCTTGGGCCATTGCTGAGAAATTGTTTGTGTCGATTGTTGATACTTGATTCATATTAAGTCTCCTTTTCTTTTAGACGAATGGTGGTTATATCATATTACATCTTTTACGTCAAGCCAATTCGGACCAATCTTTGCCTCTAATAATAGAGGTACATTGAAATCTATGCCCCACTTGCGATTGACGATTGCGATTAGTTTGTCATTAGCTGTGCTAATAACCTTTAGTACTTTGTCCTTCTCATCTGGGTGCACATCAATCACAACTGAGTCATGTACACTGTTTACTACACAACTGTGTAGCCTGTTTGCTGTTAGTAACCTATCTATGTATATCAGAGATATGGGTACAATGTCAGCAGTTGCAAACGATTGCACTGGATAATTTTTTATCTGTGTGAAAAATGTCACACCCCCAAAGCGTCTACGTACAACGTCAGGGAAAGCGAACTCACGTCCAGATGGTGTAGTAATCTTGCCAGTGTTTAGTGCTTCTTTGGCTAGTGCTTCATGCCACTTGGCAATACCAGAATACTTTGTCGTAAACTGCTGATAGTATGTCGCTTCTGCTTGTGACCTACCAAAACCACTGGCACCGTACAAAGGTGCAAATGTATGTGCCTTAGCTTCTTGCCGTGACATAGGCTGACCTGCATCACTGATAACCTTGGCGGTGTAAGCATGTACATCAAAGCCTGTAGACACTTCCTCAATGGCAGTAGCATCTTGCGCAAGAAATGCAGCAACTCTGAACTCTAACTGTGCCATATCAGCTTCCATAATCTGACCACCTTCCCAACGTGATGTAAACACACGCTTGACAGGGAACGTACCACCACGTGGCATGTTCTGCATGTTAGGGTCTGCACCTGATAAACGGCCTGTACCAGTGCGGTGTTGCAGTAAGCGTACATGCAACCTACCGTCATTCTTTATATGCGTTGCTATGCCCTCTACAAAGCTGCTGAGGTACGTTTCTACTGCAGACAATCTACGTAGGTTCTGTAAGAATAGCTCTGCTTCTTTTAAACCCTTGGAACGTGCAATGCCCTCAAGGTATAGCAAGTTACCTTTGTCTGTACCAAAGCCATTGGAGCTTACCCACTTGGCTGTAGGTGGTGAGAACTTTAGTCCTGCCAGAGTAGTGGTATCAGTATATACAAAGCCAGCAGCATTACAAGCAGTGCATCTATTAGTCCTAGCGAATGGAGTACCATCTTTCTTTACCTTTCTTACCTGTCCTGTGCCGTAGCACTCTTTGCACTGGTGTGCCTTCTGTTTGTATAAACGCTCACTATGTAGCCTTACAGTA